TGGTAACATGACAGTTAAGTTTAGAAACAAAACAATTTATGACGCAATCAAGTTGCCGTGCGGTGGTACGGCATACTTTGATGAAGGTAGCGGATGTTCACATCGGTGTAAATGCGGTGCTACTGTCGGTTCAATTGGTATGCCTAAACACTGTAGAGAAGCGCAAGAGAAACAAGACATGTGGGAGAAGCTGGGTGGTGAACCCTGGGACTTTTATGAAGGAGTTGAATCATGACCGGCTACAGTGATATTTTAAAAATGAAACGCCTTGAAAAGGAAGCACACGAAATGGGCTTCCGTTTAGGCAATCCCAAGAACGGTCATTACAGTCGTGAGTACGGTGACATGATTGCGTTGTTCCCGCGTGATGACAAGCTGCCAGTCTACAGTCGTGATGCTGAAATATTTGTAGGTACTCTTGAAAGCCTAGAGATATGGATGCGTGGTGTAGAATGGTCACGACAGTATGAC